GCGGTATACTTGACACAGAATGCCCCAATCACCCCAGGTATGACCATTACGGGAATTCAGGTCCCCGGTCGAGTCATTGTTCAGACGTACACATCAAATGTTTATGGTGACGTGATTATTAACCCAGGCCCCCCTGCCATTTCGTTTCCGTACGTGGCTCTGGTGACTGCGACAATCGAAGGCGCTGGTGAAGTTCCGGTTGCACCGAGCTCTTTGCTCCAGTTGACATTTGGGTTTGAAAAGGTGGCGTCGTCAACCACCGCGCATGGTTTTCGTGGTCCGCTCGTCACAGGGAATACATTCAGTGTGTACATTGTCGATGAATTTACGGGTCCAACACCTGATAAAGACTGGAAAGTGACAGGATTCAGTGACCCGTCGAACCTCCTTGTCGACGTTGCTGGAAATTTGACAGTGTCTGAATTCGTATCCGAAACAGGGACGGCAGACGTTCTTGCAGGCACGACGACGAAATCCCAACAGTACATGTACAAACTGACTGTTGAAACAGATCAAACCCAGGTGATTCCTTTACCCAGTTCAAACGTCCTCTTGACGTTTACACGTCCAGGGTCACTTATTCAAAGTAAGTACTATTCGTTGTACGATCCGAAATTATTCGATGCAAGCCAGATAAAGGGTCAGACGGCAGACTTACGTGACCTTAATTCCAACGTATGGACAGACACTCCTGCTCCAAAAGAAGCTTACATCGAGATGAACGGTCGTGGATTCGGCACCGGCGCGCTTACAGCTCTTGCAGCGATAGGACCTCAAGAGAAATACATGTATGGTGGCGAGTCACTCTGGTTGCCAAAAATTATTCAGCATACACCATTCTCGATTACACACCGATTTCTTCTCCCTTTGAAATCAGGTTCTGACAGGTTTCTTAATTCGACGCGGACCTTTTCTGTCAATATTTATCCACGCGAATCTGGAGACCTCATTTCAAACATGTTTTTGTCCGTGTCTCTTCCCGCCCTTCCCGTAGGATACAACTACACTCCTCTCGTCGGGCGTGCGATCCTGAAGAAAGTTGAATTTTTAATCGACGGACAACCCATCGAGACTCTGACTGACGATTGGTACATTCTTCGCGATCAGCTCTTCCTCGATGCAGACGAGAAACTCGCCATGTACCAAGCCACGAGTCTCGGACAGAATGAATCAAACGTCGTTCCGGCGACCGATACCGTTAAAATGATGATTCCACTCGACTTTTTCTTTTGTCGGCGACACAGCGATCGTAAGATTGGTCGTGAAAAGATCGAAAAACCATTTTTTCCTTTGTGTGCTATTCTCAAGCAAGTGGTCACCATTCGGTTCACATTTCACGATTCGACGTGGATCACAAATGCTCCAAATGACACGAATGGAAACCCTATAGACCTTATCGATCCCAAAATTCTTCTCGAGGAAATCACATTGAGTCCACGTGAACGAATGTACTATCAAAGTCAGGAACTCAACTTCAAGGTGAATCGTGTATGGTCAGAGGCTGGTCAGCCGTACAAAAACGGAAAAGCGATCATGAATTTAACTGCCAATTTTCCAGTGTCTATGATTGCATGGTTCGTACGAAATCAAAGTTACGAAAATGAATCAAACTCGGCATATTACAAATCAAGGTATCAATACGGGTACAGCACTGATTATATTCTAGCTGCTGTACCTGTAACGTTTTTCAATGGTGTTACGATCAACTTTTTGGATATCGTTCAAACAGGAACATTGTATCTCAACAACAAAAACGTACTTTCAAATTTCCCAGGTGCCCTCTATTACAGTTACAAACAAGCTCTCGATCATGGACTTTCGGTTCCGACAAAGAATATTTACATGTATTGCTTCGGTGATAATCCAAAAGTATAACCAGGAAGGCTACATCGATTTCAGCACACTGAATTCACAGACGACACATCTTGACTTGACATTTGATCCAATCCTTTCCCCTCAGATTGAAAAGTCGTACACGATGTATCTGTACTACTATGGGTACGTGCCTCTTCGAATTTCCGGCGGATACGCAACACTCCTTTCTCAGTGATGTAATCAACGATACCGTTGACGATGCACCATCGAATGAAATTCAGTTGAGCGATAGTCGTCGTAAAACCCTGAAACTCGATCCGTTCCGTACGACAAAACGGATCGAAAAACTTTTTCGAATAGCCATCCAACGATGACTTGTACGCCACGTGAACGGTAAACTGACGCCCCGTCGGCGTCGTATACGTCACGTTCGTCTGACGAGAATAGTTTGTCACGAACCACTCGAGGTTCCTGAGAGACACTCCGCGTCGGTGTTCAAGGATATCCTTCAACTGCTGGGCGTGCTCTGGGACGTCGAAAAAACGACGAAGAGCATCGAGAAGCAAATCACTCCTCGTCGCCATAGCACTTTAGGCTTTCTTATTTTTAACTAGGTACCACGTCGCTACCGCGGCAACCAGAGTCCAACCGGCAAGGTGATCGACCCGGTCCATGATGGCAATCTTCTCCGGTGGCAGGTCGTCGAACGCCTGTTTGTACCCCGGGGGCTTGAACGGCAGCCAAATGTACCGGCCGAATGGAACGGCGGTCGGCTGGAGTTTGTTTTCACAGTTGTAGCTCCAGTCGTACCATGCGAGCGCAATGTACGGGAACCACAACAGGAACGCAAGGACCCATAGATTTTTGTGCGGCGCGTACCAGTACCCGAGAGCGAGTACGAGGGAAAACACGATACACTTGACGTTAAACTCGAACGGTTTCCCTGGAAAGAGTCCACCGGCCATTCTTACTTACGAGCCAACATAAAAGCTGCAAAGATTCCCGCCAGAATAGGCACGACCAGTGCCAACAGAGTCCACCAGAAGATGAAGTTGTCACGCCACTCATCTTCAATCGCACAATCACACTGTTTCTTCTTGAGGTCTGGAATGTACGAAAGGATCGACCCCAGATTCACCAGACCCGCCAGACCTATTGGGATCATGACGAGTGGCATCATGGCCATTTTCGGACTGACGAGTCTCAGTGCACCGTAGAGGATCATCACAATCGTAAAGTACTTTGTGTACTCGCGGCGCCAGTCTGCGCTGCACTCACACTTACGTTCGAGTTTATTGATCCATGAAAGGACGATGCCCTGGAAAACAAAACCGAGGAGAACGGGAACTGTCAGCAATTTGGGGTCCATTTATATATCTATTCGAGAATTTTTTCCTCGTTCACAAGCTGGACATCCGGCGAGAAACATCGGAGGAAGACTGTGTGTGTGCGCCGGTGCCATGGACGACAATTGGGTTTGGGATCTCGACGGCGCAATGACGCGTTGAACCGGTCGCTGATCCTTGTGACAGCTACAATAGCCGGACCCATCCTTGACGCCTCGCTTACACTTTTGCTTCGATTTGCTGAGACCGTGACACACGTTTCCGTTCCACGCGCTCGTCGCGTTTTCACTCGCCGTTCGAAGGAGCTGCTGTAAGGAAATGTCAAACGTCTGACTAATCTTTTCGAGCGCCTTGGTCATACGTTCGACGACTCGACGCTCCACTTCTGACTCAATCATCTGAGCAATCTGTTGTTCCATGGTTTTCATTCGGTCGGAACTTTTATATCATTGTATAGTATGCCCAATTCACCTCGAACAGCTGCTGCTCGCCGAATCCAGGCGCGCGTTCGTGGCATGCAGGCTCGTAATCGATATTGGAATCCTTATACTAACATTGGTCAGAGAGCCATCACGGCGATGTATCATCGTCCTCTGAACATGGCTGCCGAAGGCGCTCGTCTTCGCATCAATCTCAACCGTCCGAGAAGAAATCAAGCTGCTCGTACTATTCAGCGTTTCGAACGCGGTAGACGATCGAGAAGAAGAACTGCGTTGGCACGGACCCCTTTCGGTCGCCTCCCGAATAACGTACTAGCGCACGTATTCAGATTATAGGTTTTTGAACTTTCTCATGACCGATTTGGCTCCAATTCCAGGTCGACCGGCAACGACGTTTGCGTAGGTACGACCCCAGTATGGATTATTCATGCGCTTACGTGTAATGAGTCCGCGAGAGAATCGCTGAATCGTTCTGATTTGATTATTCGTCGGGACACGAGGCATAACATTCCTTGATCTTGCCTGAAGCATACGCAAGTGACGACTGTATCTGTTGAAAATATCTTGTTTCAGTCTCACTATGGTGTTATTGTGACCCCCGTATCCAACCAAGTAAATCGGATAAGGTGTCTGTGTGAGCGCGGCTCTGGCATTTGCCAGACGTCCATTGAGTCGATTTTTTGTGTTTCTTAGGTTTTTATGCAGATTTTTGAAATTCGCTGGTTTGGCGTTCCGTCTGATTCTCAGGGTTCTCAGACGATCGCCCAGAATCATGAGACGATCCAAATTTTCAACAATCTTGTTCATCTGTGTGAGCTGTTTCATATGTTTCTCGTACTCATTTCGTGCCTTCGTAATGTTTGAAAAAGGCGTATTATTTCGACTAGGTGTTCGCGCAGGTCCTGTGCTAGGGAACATCTTTACTTTAGCCGCGTAAAATAATTTGAGATTGACGGTGTCGTCAGATAATCCACCGACTTGAAGATGGTCTGGAACGGGTTGGCACCCACCAACGGCTCGAGGAGGTCACACACCGGCTTGATCAACTGGTGTTCAAAGTAGTACACGTAGTCCAACGGAAGTTTGTTTTCCGCGACCCATGCCGGATCCTCCGCCTTGTCACACAAGAGACCGGGTCCTTTGATGATCAGAAACGGGACGCGATCCCCGTTCTGAGGCTCGGAACCCGGCGCACGTTTTCGAATCTTGTCTCGGACCTCGACGTGTGGCACGCGCGTCTTGTAGTCTGCTCCGAGCTGTTTCGACATTGTGAGCTCCTTCGAATCCACTTTCCCCTTGAGCAAAAGACGCGCAGAATCGCGCGCGTATTCAATCGCAGGTCTCGGATCGTCCGAGTTGAGCACCAGATTCAGCAACTGTTTCAGCACGCCACGAACGTACATACACGTGTCGCGCCGAACCACCTGAAGACCTTTGACGTCAATTTTCTTAAACTTGACCAGGCGCGTTCCATCCTCCTTCAAGATAGGCTGACCCGTCTTTGGATCCGAAGCACCCTCGTACATTTTTGCCGCGTAACGCTTTTTCGAGTACAGAAAGTATGGACAGTACACCTTCTCCAGCTCCAGGTCGTTCGGAGCCTTGAAAAGCCTGGAACACTGTTCGGACGCCTGTTCACCGAGCCGCCATGAATAATCGATCGCCTCTTGACCTTTGCGCCCTTGGACATCAAATTCAACCATCACAGAATCCGTGTCCCCGTAGCGAACCTTGGCACCCGGAAAATTCGCCTCGACGTAATTCTTCGTCTCTTCAATCATCTGTCGACCACGCATAGTGACTGTGGACGCGATGGCGACGCACGGAAGCATACCCTTGACGGCGCCCGTGAATCCGTAGATGGAATTCATACTGATTTTGTACGCGAGCTGCTGACCTTCATACACCGCCTCCATGGGCGTGCCCTCTGCTGCCGCCTTGAGTTTCTTCGCCTTTTTGCGAAACGCGGCGAGCTCGTTCAGAATGGCTGGGAGGAGACTGGGAACGCCCTGGGCAAATTTGTATGGTCCGTACTGTTCGTAGGTAATGCCCGGTACATTCGCATACTTGGGGTCGAGAACCAGGCTTGAATAGCACAGATTATGAGCACGCATGATGCTCGGATACAGACTCGCAAAATCGAGCGCCGTAATCGGACCATAGTACGCACCCGTCTGCGCATCGAGTACCGTCGCTCCTTGGTATTTCTCGTCACCCGTCGCTTTAGAGTACAACGTCGGAATCATAAACCCGAGTTCGCGCGCCTTGCGTGCCAACTGCGAAAACACCTTGATTTGTTGTCCGCGTTCGCTCAGGTAGCTCAGAGGGACCCACGTCGCCTTGGCCATCTCGACCAGATTCTGAATCATACAAATCTTTTCCGAGATGCGATGCGGCAGTTCCGTATCCTTGATACAGTACTCCGCCACTTCACCCAACTTTGTCGCGTCCCCTTCACGGAACCGAACGAACATCTCTTTGACCGGCATGTCGATCTTCTGGTCTTTCAGAAAATGTGCCGAGACGGCGTTCAGGGAGTAGCTCTCGAGCTTGTGTTCGCGCTTAATGTCCTGGAACATATCGAACACGTACCGACCACGCATAGGAACCATCTTCAAGTCATTCGAGCCGAGGGCGTTCGACGCGAGGCGTTTGACGACGAGTTCGTTCGGAACACCACGAAGTCGACCCCACATATGTGCATCCGGACCGGCGACGGTCACGACGGCGCGCGTATACAGGTACTCCAAGTCGAACCCGAAGATGTTCCAGCCCGTCACAATGTCCGGATCGAGTTCGCGGATGTACTGACCGAGTCGTTCGAGCATTTCACGCTCCGTGTCGAAGGACTCGCACTCGGAACCAGTCGTTTGCTTGACACAGAAACACTTACGGTCAAAGTATCCCTCGCGGCCAAATTCCTTGGTTGTTACAGCCACTTGGAAACAAACGTCCTTCTCCTTGAACGCGTTTGGAAACGCCCCCGATTCCGAGTACGACTCGATATCGAGGCTTGCGATGCGTAGCGGTGCAATGTCGTCCCGGTCGACGGGTTTCAGGGTTCGCCAATCGGAGACGCACAGATCGATGTCGCACGTCGAATCGTGTCCCGGACTCGCATTGTCGGGCACTTGGAGCCACCCTGTCGACTTGATTTCGGACCTGTGCATGAATCGCAGCACCGGATCGAGATTCTTTTCATAAATCTTCAAGCCTCGCGGACGACACTCCTTCATCTCCTCGAGCCTTCGGAATCCGAGTTTGAGGAACGTAAACTCCTCTTGATTCCGAAACCCCCAGAGATCTTTGCGTCGAATGATGGCTGAGCTCCACGGTTTAATCTCCTCGATGAGCGCCTTGGGGCTCCGATCGGGCGGCACTCTGACGAAAAAGTACGGCTCGAACGGTGTTTCGACGTGGACCGACTTTCCATCCTCGGTTCGCCCGAAGATGTGAATGACGTACGCGTCGTCTGTATCCTCGCCGTGCCACGCAACGGCTTGGAATATCACCATGGGTTTATAATGTTGTTTATTTTTAAGGGTTATGGTTTCTCCAGGGAGATTGTTCAACACCCCACCAGGCGTGCGCATGTCCCCGGGCAAGAGACGCGTACTTTACGGACCCGGTCCGAGCATCAAATCGATTCATTCAGCCTTGACCCGCGTCTCAGCCGCATTGGCCGAATCCCGAAATCTTCATACACGGATGATGAATGCTGGTGTTCAGAAACGTGCGGCCCATCAGCGTGTTTCGGACCTCGTCGGTAAATTGGCCAGACTTCAGCAACGGATGAGATTGCGTCCTTCGGCGGCACTCCAGGAACAGATTGATCACGTCCAGAGACAAATAAACGACGAACTTCCAAACATGACCAACAAGGAGAGAAGGTCTGCCGTGCTCATCAAAGAATATGAAAAATCAATGAAGCGTTACCACCAACTCGCACGGCGCGTCGCCCACCTCAACAGAACTCGGAACCTGAACAACCGTCCTCTCTCACCGAGAGAAAAGCATATCATTCGAACCACGGCTAGAATCGTCCGGAACATGTCCGCAGCGCAACGCACGGTGCCACACCTACCGATTCCGCGGAACATGGGACACCTCGTCATACGATCAGCGGTTCGCCGGTAAAATCCAACGGGCGCAGCCCGTTGTTGCCAATGACCTTCGGTTCATCGGAGTTTAG